AGGTGGTCATTATGAAAATAAATTTAACTTAGAACATCCTTATATAGCAAGACAAAATGGATACAATAATCAAGGACCTATATTTAATGATGAATTTAAGTATATCTGTATGGGAAGTTTAACAGAGGAGATAAGATCATGTGTAGCAACTCTTGATTTTATATCATTACAAGTATTTATAGATAGATTAATGTTACACTATGATACTAGAACTGGTCCAATGAATAGTATTAATTATTCATATCATGGACAACCTAACTTTCTTGTAGGAAATGATGAATATTATGACATTATAAGTAGGTTTTCTTCAGATCATTGTAATTATAGATCAGCAATAGAAGATATGGAACCAGAATGGATAGAAAATGACTCATATTGTGGTAAATATTGTTCTATTAAGAGTACATGTACAGCTTATACAAGAAATACTAGAAGTATGACATCAGAAGAAAAAGAAAGATTAGCAATAGAACAAGCAACACTTAACGCAGCAAGGAGGGTATAACAATGGAAGTATGTATTAATAAGAAAGATTGGAATAAAATAATAAACTATGCTAGATGTTCTTCAGACAAATGGGGAACAGAGATAGGTGGTATGGCAGTAACTATTCAAGATGATGATGATGATTGGATTATTAAAGATCCAGTAATCATGAAGCAAGAAGTATCAGGTGGTTTATGTGAATTAGATAAAACAAAACTAGCTGAATACTATAGTAAAATGGCTATAAAATATAGTAAAAAGAATATGAGATTCTGTTGGTGGCATTCACACGCTAAGATGGCAGCTTTCTGGAGTGGAACCGATACAAATACTATAGATGAGTATGAAGATGGTGATTTAAGCTTTGCATTAGTAGTAAATGTTAAAGAAGAATACAAATGTAGAGTATCAGTATGGAAGCCATTTATAATACATGAAGATGTAGAATTAAATATTATAGATAAAACTAATGGATATAAAATACCTAAGAAGTTAGAAAGAGAAGTGGTAGAATTATGTACTAGACCTAAATCTAATTATATGACTACAACTTATAAAAATGGTATTGTTCATAATCCAAATCAAGCAAAGTTATGGGGAGAGGTATATAAAGAAGATGATAAAGATATGAAAATTTCAAAAGCCTGGGAGCAACTTATAGAATATATTGATGAAGTAAATTCATCCTTTATTGCTGGTGAATATGGCTATGAAGAATATGCATCAAAGATAGAAAAGGCTAACAAGAAACTAAAGAAAGCAGGTATTCCTCTTAGTGTAGATCTTGTAAGTAAGAACCACTTCGAACAACTTCTAAGTATCCATCCATGGGATTTAATAGAATGTGAAAATGGGTATGAACATTTAGATCCAAGTGATGCATTAGCAGATTATCATAGTTGGAATCAATCATTTCAAAAATGGAGGGTATAATGAGTATAGATGAAGAAGGAAGACCATTACCAGATGTTAATTCAAGTGAGGATTTAAAGAAAAAACTAGCATTTCTAGCAGAATGGGAGTTAAATATGGAGAAACTTGAAGAAGATATGCAAAGAATAGTAGATATGCACTGGAATCATGAAAAAACTCATTGGGAAGAGACCGGAAATGGAAAGGATCATGTGTTTAATGCATTTAATAACATTAAAAACTACCTAACTTGGAGGAAAGATGGAAAGAATAAGTAGACATAGTGATATTGTAAGTAATATGAATGACTATTTCTACCATATACTTGGTTGCGGGGCCATTGGTAGCTCTGCAGCCTTGCAATTGGCTAGAATGGGAGCAGAAAACTTTGCTTTATATGATGGAGATGTTGTTGAGCCCCAAAATATAGGTGTAAGTCAATATAATATAAGTGATATTGGTCTTGATAAAGTTGTATGTTTGTATCATCATATTATAAATATCACAGGAATCAAGGAAACAGTTGATATATTTAAAGGTCATTTTCCACGAGATCATTCCTGGCAACCTATGAGTGATAAAAATGATATAGTAATACTAGGATTTGATAGTATGGCATCAAGACTAGAAGCTGTAACATGGATTACTAATCATAAGATTAAACCATTTGCCATAATTGATGGTCGGATGGGTGCAGAACACTACCAGCAATACATATTGCCTAAACCAACATTAAAAGAATATCTTAAGAGTTGGTATCCAGATAGTGATTCTGATCCAGAACCATGCACAATGAAGGCAACAAGTTATTGTAGCAATATGAGTGGAAGTTTCATAGTAAATGCAGTTAGAAAACTTATAACTGATCAACCATATGATAAGAAATTCTCATTTAACTTTCCTACAATGATACTTATAAAATAAAAATTTAAAGAGACTGAATAAAGATAGAAGGCCCATGAACTTGGCAAGCAGCTAATCGTCGAAAGTCTAACCGCGGTAATTCGAGTAGGTTCAGTCTCTTTAATACTTGTAAAATAAAAATAATCATAGTAAATTATAACCCCATCTAGGGCAAACAAAATAAATAACACGGAGGATATATGAAATATCTAATGTTCGATTTCGAGCATGGTTCTCAGTCCATTGGATCTAAGGATCATATCGAAAAGACATTAGGCCTACCACTTTTAACACCAAGTACTTGGAATCAATTTCAAGATGTTATTGCTAGTTTATACAAGCAAGAAACTGTAGAAAATGATGTTAAATTGGGAAGCTTAACAGTAAAACAATCAGAAAACGTAGTAGTACCACGCAATGGAACTGTGATAGATGGTGTGATTTTGGACACATTTTCAGAACTATCTAAGAAGTATATGCGTACATTAACCGACAAACAAGGTAGAATGAAATTAAATGAATGGGGAAGACTAAAGAATAAATTAGACACTTGCCTTGAATTTGTTACAAGACTACCAGGTATAGTTGTATGTACTTGTCATGCTAAAACAAATACATTAGATGATGGAACTACTAAAATGATACCATATATAGATGGATCTACTAAAGAAGATATGTCTAAATGGTTTGATTTTGTATTCTACACAAAAACTACTGTAGATGCTACAACTCGTAAAAGAAGTTATCTTTGGGTAACTAAAAGAACAGAGAAGTATGATCATGCGAAGGATAGAACAGATTTATTACCAGATGAAATGGAACAAAATTTTCAATTAGTAATAGATGCTGCTGTTAAGAAGAACTTCGATGGAGTAAAGGTACTAATAGTAGGATCTCCAGGAAGTGGAAAAACTAGAAGCTTATTAACGTTAAATAAGGAGAATAGTAATGGCCAGAACAATGACAGTAAATAGAGGTGGTGGAGTTAGCTACAGTGAAGGTTGGCAAACTGCTACTATATCAAGAGCTGCTTATGGTGTATTCAATGAAGCAAAATATCTTGATGTGTGGTTTGAAAGCTTTCCTGATAACTTCAATGCCAGAATATATGCTAAAGTCAGCAATGGTGAAGAATGGGCTATAGGTCAAGTCTTTAGATTTGCTAATGCAGGCATAACAGGTGGGCTAGAAGGAACAGATGGTAAACTAGTTATTAAAATGGATGATAATCCAGCTCAACTAGCAGGCAAACAAGTTAATATCTATCTATATAAAGATGGTAAATATAGTAGAATACTTAAACAGTTTGTACCAGTTCCTTTTACTAATCCAGCAGAAACATTCACAGATAAGGATGTTGAATACTGGAAAAGTAGAGCTATCAAATACTTTGATGACTATATTAAACCAAAGTTAAGTGATGATGAAGGGGAAGCTGATTTTGTATCCTCAGCTAATACTAATGAAACAGAATCAACTACAACTGTAGATGATATACCGTTTTAATTAGTTAATGCATATGGGGGGTACAATAGTAACCATTCAAGCGGGTATGGTGTGAGTGCCCCCTATAATAAAATAAGGAGAGGATATGATTAAAGAATTTGCGTTTGGAACATCTAATAGACATCATTTTCAAGATGCTAACTCCATAGGTAATTGGCAGGGTATAGATAATGATACATTCTGCTCTCTATATGATTACGATGACTATGTAAAAGAATTTTATGGTAAAAATAAGTCATTATCTGGGTTTGATGGGCTAATATATATGCCTGATGAGTTTCTATTAGATATAGATGGTAGTAGTACTTTTAAAGCAAGAGATAAATTATCTGATTTGCTTATACTATTAGATAAGATAAATGTTCCCACAAAAGTATATTTTAGTGGAACAGGATTCCATGTTGGTATACCAAGTAGTGCATTTAGATGGAAACCTAGTACAAATTTACATTTAAAAGTTAAAGATACACTAACTAAAGCTGGTATATTTGAACATGCTGATCCATCAGTAACAGATAAGACTAGAATTATTAGAATAGCCAATACTAGAAATAGTAAATCTGGCTTATATAAGGTAGAATTAAACAAAGAAGCTGTAGGAACAATGTTATCTGTAGATGATGAAGAATTCTCTGTAGCATTAGGTAAATTTGCTTCAAGACCACAAGATCTAAGCCCAATAGAACTTGAATGTGAACCAGTATTTGATGTTTTAGAAAGAACAAATAAGAAAAGTACACAAGTAGAAACTATTGAAAACTCTAATCAAGGCAGAACACCTGATCCAATCAACTATCCATGTATACAAAATATGTTAAATGGTACGGGATATGGTGAAAGACACATGACAGCTCTTCGTATAGCAGCTCATCTTAGATGGAGATACCCAGAAGATATAGTAAGAATGATCATGGAATACTGGAGACAGAGAGTATCTGTTGAAAAGGAGTTTAAGAAATCTGAAATGGATGGTCTTATTGAAGGAGTATATAGTGGCCATGGAGGACAGGGTTATAGGTATGGATGCAATGATCCTATAATGGATAAACATTGTGTTAATACATGTAAACTGTATAAATCTAAGAAGTCTCAAACTACTATGGATGCTGAGGCTATGGAAAAAGAGCTTATTGAATTCTATGTTAGAGACCATAAACCTATTAATATAGGTACATTATATGGTCAAGACTTTCCTATTTATCCAGGTGAAGTAGTGATTCTTCAGGCTCCTCCTGCAAGTATGAAGACAATGCTACTACAAAATTGGATGGTTGCATTAAAGAAACCTACATATTTTATAGAGATGGAAATGTCTCCAAGACAAATATGGTCTAGATTTGTTATGATAGAAAATAATTGGACTCATGAACAACTTATAGAACATTATAGTCAATTTAGAAATGGTATGGATGATAAATTTAAATGGTTAACTGTTGATTATTCTTGTCCATATCCATATGAACTAGAGAAACGTATAACAATGATGGCTGTCAAGCCAGAGCTTGTAATAGTGGATCATATGGGACTCTTTAGAAGTAAACAACGAGATAATAATATGAAGGTAGAAGAAGTATCTCAAGCTCTTATGGAGCTAGCAGTAAAGCACAACGTTGTGGTTTTTGCTGTAAGTGAGATAAGTAAGTCAGCTTTTAAAGAAGGTATGGATATATCATCATCTAGAGGATCGTTTAGAATAGCATATAATGCTAATAAACTATTATCTTTAACGCCTTACAAGAATAAAGAGAATGGATTAATAGAGATGATACATATTAAAAGTGATAAGAATAGAGAAAGAGAATTTCTTAATGTAAGATTAAACGTAAACAACGTGAGGATAGAACAATGACACATGATGCAATGATAACATTAATTAATAAAATATTCTCTCAAGTTAAAGAAATACATACAGCTGGACAAAAAGAGTATGCTATGGATGAAGATAATGTATTTGCAAACTTTGAAAGAATATCGGAACAAACAGGACTTGATAAGAAGATGGTTCTATGGATATATCTTATGAAACACATAGATGGGATTGCTTCCCATATTAAAGGTCATAGATCACAAAGAGAGGAAGTACAAGGTAGGTTAACTGATGCTATAGTATATTTATGTATACTATGGGGAATGATAGAAACAGAAGATAAATATCCAGGTAAATCTGAATATTACTTTCAAAGATTAGGAGATAAAAATGATTAGAAATACATCAAGACATGCTTATAGAAGGATTAATGCAGATGGTACATTAAGATCACAAAAAGATCTAATCTTTAGTGCTATTAATATGATACCATCTCATGATAGAAATTATGGTGTAACACTTAAGGAGTTAGCCAGACAAACAGGTATTGAAATAAATGCTGTAGCTGGTAGGGTTAATGAACTTAAAAAAGAAGAGTTTGTTGAGGAGTGTGCTAAGAGAAAGTGTCGGATAACTGGTCGTATTGTTACGCCAGTCACGGTTTCCTAGCAATGACACGATAAGAGAGTCAATAACTGGTCCTGTAAGTCCTACAAAGCCTCACGGGCAAGTCCCGTGGACGAGTTAGGCAAAGGAATATGTGAGGCTCTCTTATTGAAAGGAGAATTATGTCACCAAATCAAAGAAAAGCTAGAAGAAGAAAAAGATTAAAGCAACAGAAAGAAGGAGTTTTAAGAAGAGATAAGAAAAATCTAAGGAAAAAGATAATATATCTTATTCGAATGAAAAAGGTTAGAGAGGCTGGTATTTTAATGGAAAGATATAAAAGTAAATATGGAGACATACCTAATGTCATATAAAAAGAAATGTTCATTCCCTAAAATGGGAACCAAAGGATCTTTTAAGAAGAAGACTCCTGAAAAAACTGCAAAGATTATTAAAGAAAAAGAAAAAAGGAGGAAGGAGTGGCTAAAATGGCATATTTAGATGATAGAGAATATATAGATCAATTAGAGGGTTTAATTAAATACCAATATGCTTATGATATATTTATGGAACATTGGGAAAGTTTACCTGATGAAGAAAAACCTAAGATACATAAGAAGTTAAAAGAATTAGGTTTATGATAGAGGAGTATTTAGGTAAATTCTATTATAGATGTGAGATGTGTGGCGATATGAAGTATAACGATAAGTATAAATGGGTAGGGATAATTACAAATAATGAATTAAAAGTATGCACAAATTGTGCTAAAAGAGAGGGAGGAGCAAAATGGCTAGAAAGAAACCGACAGTTAAAGAAATTGAAGCAAAAGTAGAACTATTAACTAGAGTTAACAACCAAGCCTGTCAAATGGTAGATAATTTAGGTAATATGATTAAATTCTATATAGAGTTTAAAGGTGAAACTGAAGATTTCCAAGAGTATTATATGAAAAAAGTTGAAGAAATTAGAAAAACAATTATACAAGGAGGTAAATAATGATAGTTAATTGGTTTGAATTTGAAATGGATGTGAAATCAAGAGTACCTAGACCAAATGAAGAAGAGTTTGACCACTTGATATTTAAGGTATGTGAACATGAAAGAACCTTGGAAGGACATTTTGATGTATTTCATCGACCTGGAAGTGCACCTGAGGATATTCTTATAGCAGAAGAGGTTCCTATAAAGCAATTGATAAGATTAAAGGAATTTCTAGAACTTGTATTAAAATATGATACATTAAAATTTGGAGGTAAATAATGGAAAATCCTTGTCCTAATTGTGGTTGGTTTCCTGAGTTTCCTGAAGAAGATGAGCCAACAACAGCAGATGAATTTAATTGGATGTATAGTCCAACAAGTCATGAAAATAGAATGGAAGCTCTAAAGAAGAGTGAAGCAAGAATGAAAGAAGAATTAGGTTATGGAGTGCCAGAAGAACCCGATCTAGGTAGCTGTATAACAGGAGTATGGAAGGAGAACTATGAAACCAAAAAGCGTTAAGGCCAAAGGAAGAAATCTACAAAATTTAGTAAGGGATAAGTTAAGAAAGATCTTCGTTGACGAGTGGACAAAAGTTCCCCGATTAGAGGATGATGACATTAAGTCTCAGACTATGGGAATGGGAGGCGAAGATATTGTGTTATCTCCAATAGCAAAAAAGCTTATCCCTTATAGCTTTGAATGTAAGAATACTGAAAAATTAAATATTTGGGGAGCTCTTGAACAATGTGAAGACAACTGTGAGGATAGACAACCAGTAGTAGTATTTAAAAGAAATAGATCTAAAACATACGCAGTAATTGAACTTGATAATTTATTAAAACTTATAAGGAGACAGTATGACCGTTAAAGAACTAGAAGAAATAGAAGTAAAGCTACAAAACTTTAAATATGATGAAATCCCAAATAAATTCATAAAACTAGTAGAACAGAAATTTAGTACTTATGCATATTTAAAAAGTCTACTTGAAATGAAAAGAGGTGAACTATAGATTTTCTAAAGATTTAAATATGGAATCTATCTCATCAAGAGAAAATCTGGCATTTCCAACTGATTTAGGTTTAGATTTAGGAGGAGTAAAGTATTCAGATACTGGTTTAGGTGTCCATTTTTGAAGAGGATACAACATGGCATCTCGCCAATTATCTAGATCTCTAGCTTTATACAAGCCCAATTCTTGACCTAATACAGTTGGGAAACTAGTTCCTGACATTATCCTTGGTCCAGTGTTATAGATAAGTCTACCTACTTGAGTATTTAAAGTTCTAACTACCTCTTCAGTTGCACTCATTTCACCAGTTCGCTTATTAAATGATCTATAATTCTCCAAGTAAGAGTTCATATCATCACCAGACATCTTATCAAAGTTGATTAAGCTACCTATTCTAAGCATATCACTTACAAAAGGACCTCCAAAGGTAGCTGTTACAGGACCTTGTCCAAAGAATGCTTTTTCTTTTTCTTCAGCAGTGCCACCAAGCCATTGGTTTAATCTTACAATTCTTTCATATGTGTCATTTTCAATTAAATTACTCCATTGAGTATTAGTAGCAGCAGATAATGCAGTAACAAATGTATATAACATACCAAGTCTATACATTCTCCATGCTTCAGGAGTATTCCACTCACGATGCATTAAATCATCACCACCTTTTGCAAGAATCTTTCTTTGATATTCAAAAAAGTTTATACTATATGTAGTAAACTGACCTAATACAGATCCAACAGGATTCCTTAGTGCTTTAGGTTTAGCCCAAGCATCATAAAGATAGTGTAATTCTTTTACTACATCTCTAGCATATGCAGAAGCCCGTGTCTGTCTTTCGGTTTCTATTTTCCCCATAAGTTCTGTATCCCAATCCTCTGCTTTTACACCTTTGGGTTTTTTATATTTTTTCTTTACATACTTTCTTAGCATTGAATCATTAGCTTCATTGTATTTTTGTAAGAAGGCTATTTTAAACGTAAAACCACGATTTACATGATTCTCTACCCATTGCATAGGTTTTCCAGTAATACGAGCTACATTTTCCAAAAAATCATTAAATTTAGCACCAGTGCTAGCCCCTGTTTCAATAACTTTACCAGTAGCATCAATTTCTACATTACCCAACAGCTCTTTAGGCACAGCAAACTCTTGTATATTGACAAATTCAAAACCATTCTTTCTCATAGCATTATCAACAATTCTTCTTTTACTGTCAATTTGTAAATCTTTCATAGCTTCATATATAGCCTTATTACCAAAATAAACCCAGTTTTGTAATGATTGTGATGCATTTCTTGCTGCTGATCTTACATTGAGTCCTAACTTAGACATAAACTGCCAAGAGGTAATAGCCCTAGATATATTTTTAAACTTAGAATTTCTATATTTAAGACCAAGAACAGATTGGTGAGTATCATTTACATATTCTGCAAGAAAACCAATTTGAGTATCTAATTGAGCTCCTTCTAATTTTTGTAATTTTTTCAATGCTTTTGTTGTAGCAGAAGTTACAAATGTACTATAATTAAATCTCATAACATTTTGTGAATATGAATCTAATATACCAAGCACATCTTTAGAGACTATTGCTGGAGCAGGATTAGCCCTTTCATATATTACTCCAGGTTGCTTTAAATTATTCGTAACATCTTCAATCATTCTATCAACATATGTGCCAATTTCCTTCTGGTTAATACTACTTTTATCCATTTGTCCAGAATGTATATCTTCACTTAACTTTGAAAACATAGGAGCTATATCTAGTACTTGCCTTGGAAAGTAATCTTTTATTCTTTTAGTTGCACTCTTGGGATCAAAATAATCTGTATATAACTGCTCTAACTTATCTATCTTAAAAGTTCCTTTATTATAATCGTTCTGCATCCCCTTCAATATACTTATATTCTCCCTTAAACCATTACCCAACATCTTCCACAATCTTTCTTTCAGTGGTTTAGAGCCAACCTTTGTATCACCATAATGCCACAACTTAGAAGCTCTAGCAAGATCATCACCATACTCAAGTGAAGTCTTTTTATAGTTTTGTACATTAACTAAAGATGGATCAACCATTAGATAGTATAAAGCATTAGCAGCACTTAATTTTCCATCTTCACCTAAGTTTTTTAACCTATCATTATATAATTTATTTGCAAGTTCTACTTTACCATCACTCATTAATTTTTTATATGCGTTTTCAAGCTTTGCTATTTCTATACTAGATTGAGATCTACTATATCCATACTTTTGCATAAAACCTGCTTGACCACTAGCTTTATTTAAATATGTTTTAATAGCTAGTAAATCTGATCCGATACTAGATTGATTACCCCTGTATTCTTGGCTAGCTTTAACTAAACTATTAAAATATTCCTTTGTAGCTGGATTTTTTCTAAGTATAGCTTCTGGAAGTTTAAATAGTTCACCTAATTTCGTAGGTTTTTTATACACGTCTTTAATATATTTGTTAATATGCCTTTCTAACCTATTAAGCTCTTTTTTGTTAGGTAAACGACCATATTCAAAATCAAGATGAGGCAATGTTCTATTATAAAAACTTATAAAATGTTGTTTAGATTCACCTGTGCTAATGCTGATCACGGGATCATCAAACCATTTATCCTTAATTTTTATCAATCTATCAGCAAGCTCTCTTTTTTCAGGTGTCTTATTTATTGGTAAACAATTTGCCATTAACAGTTTCCTTCCCCTACTTTATTAAGTATATCTTCATTTAAATCACTTCTATCATTTGCACCATTCTTAGGTTGTATTTTCTCATAAGGCTGTTGATAACGAGTAGTAGGAGATTTAAACAATAGATTTAATTTAGAACTATGTCCTAACATAATTCTAGCATCACCAGCTACAGCATTCTGATAATTTCTCCAACCATTTATAGATGGATAATTACCTATATTGACATTTTCTGGTATATATGCAGTAGGCATATAAGCCCACCATGAAGCCTTCATTATATCAGCTACAGCACTTGGCATCAGTGATTGATGTGCCATACTATGTGCTACACCTCTATTATCAAGTCCGAATAACTTACCTATCTCTGGATTTAAATCTGTTTCTTGTATACCAGGCTCCCAACCTTTTATATTATCAAGTAACGGAGCTCCCTGGTATATATCTATTCTTCGATTATTTATATTACTTAAATGAGTTGATTCAATAGTTGAATAGTCACCTCTTTGTCCATGATGAGCCCTGAAACTATTATTATACCACCCTGACATGTATCCAAACACCATATTCTTTTCAAACTCTGTAAATATATGATTAGGTGCGTTATTGATAAATTTTAAACCAAGTTTTAATCTAGATAAACTGTGTGTTTTAAATGCTGGACTTATTCTTCTATTAAAATAAGTAAAGTTATATTGATCTGTCTGAGGTGCCATCAACTTCCATAGAAATAATTTACCAGCACCATTAGAATCTTCCCATTTTTCAAATAATTTTTCCATTTTATCTTCAACTATAGTGCTAACTCTATTTTGATCCATAACATGATCAGTCCCATCAAAGTATTTTTTCCAAATAGTAGAATACCATTTACTAAACTCTCTCACATCTAATTCAAGATCTCTATTAGCATCACCACGCAACTCATCTATAGCATTCATATCTTTATATTTTCTTAACATATTGTCCCAGATCATGAGCTCAAGATGATCAGAACTATTCATTCCTTTAAATTTGATAAGACCTTTATTTTTGACATATTCTTTTAATGCATTATACCCATCTGTACTATTTAAATATGTTAACAATTCTTGCTTATTAGCAAATGATTTAGCTTCAAAACCCTTATCTCCCTTAGCATTAGATAACCAATCAGATTTCATAAAGATTTGATTATTAGGATTCCATTGATTATATAACTCCCATTTCTTAGAGTTAATAGCACCATCTCTAAACTTTTTAGCCCAATCCATATTTAACTTATCATCACCACTTAGTATCATTTTAGACTCTACTTCTGATTTAGTTGTTTCAAGTCTACCAATATCTTCAGTAATATATTCAGCTAATCCAGTAAAACCACTACTTATAGCATTTCTTTTTGCTTTATTTTGACTTCTAAGTCTATAATCTAGATAGTTAACATAACCAAAAAGTTTATCATTTTTATTTACTTCTTTAATGTACTCTCCAGCAAAATCACTAAAATCTTCTGCATACATAGATTTTTCATAAAACTTATGATATTCATTTAACATCTCACCATACAATCTACTTGGTGCATCAACCTTCATATTATTAGTAGCTACTATCTCAGCCATTGTTCTTTCAAATGGTAACATATTATCAAACCTAGGAGTATTTTCTAAGAAATTAGGTCTTATATTAGTTCCAAACTCACCATATACATTTCTAAAAGTGCTAAATTTTTGATCGGGTTTTTTTAAAAAATATTGCTTCAACACATCATTATCTATACTAGGATCTTTACGAAGTGTCCGATAAGCATTCCTATTTAAATATGCCATTTGAGCATCAAACTGTTTCATTACAGATAATATATCATCATACTGTACTTTCTTAGCCTTTCCACTGGAATATACTGCTGTTCCTAATTGCAACATACTCTTGTAAGGACGAATAGCTTGTAATACTATCTTCCTCTCTATCTTATTAATAGGATAATCTATACCTTTTTCTGGAACCCACTTGCTTATTTTCTCATTCCAATTTGCTTTAGAAAATATACCTTTATACCTAGGCTTTCCACCAAACAAAAAGTCTTCAGACCAAATTTTAGGATCATATATCCTATCATCGTAACCTAACAATGAATCTGTTATATTTTGTATATCTTCAGCAAGTGTCTTTTTAGCCTCTCTCAATTTTGCGGGGTCAACAAATAAGTAGCCACCACCTTCTTTACCACTTAAATTTATAGAAAAGGTTCCTACTGGATCTCCAGCAGTACCATCTTCTTTAATATCGGTTAATTTATCAGGATGAGAACCATAATTCTCTAATGCTGCTAAAATTCTTTGTGTTTTAATTACAGTCCCACGTAATTTCATAGCATTCTCTTGACTTGTAGCCCATCTATTCATAGATTGAGAATCAAGCCAATCTACTCCTTGACTACCTTTTAAAAGACTATTTTTTTCAGTAGTATTATTTACTCTTATCACCTCTCCTGAAAGAGAAGACCATTTATTTAATATGCTTGTAGGAGTATCCCAGAAATAATCTATCTTATCAACATCATAATCACCTTCAAGCCTCATAGCTAAATCGTATCCATTAATCTTACCTTGATTGCCATATTTAGCGTTTAGTAAATCTTTTACACCAACTACAACGTTATCACCAGGTCTTGTATGTGGGTTTCTTCTTGCAACAACAGCCATTTCATAATTTGTCTTATTCTTTTTATTGAAATCTTTAATAGCTTTTAAAACATCTTTAACTTTAGATCCATCAGTAATATCAAGACCTTTAATATCAACAGCTTTAACTAATGCATCTGCTTTATTGCCATTATGTTCTATTAGATGTAAATTCTTTTTAAATATAGTTTTATTTCCATTAACATGTGGAAGTAAGATTTGTCCATAGGTATATACACTCTTGCCACCTTCTGCATTTTCCCTAAAACTTGTATGTCTCAAATCAACTCCTGGAGAAAGTACAGATTGACCTCCGTAATCAGTTTTAAACTTCATTATACCAGCTTTATCTATATATTCAGTTTTTAATTGATTGGTAAAATTAGTTACAAATAACTGACTATGAGGAAAACCATTATTACTAATCCATCTAGAATAAGCAGACTCTGTTGATGAACTTGATGATTCAGCAAAATACTTAGCCATAGACAATCCAGTTAAAGGTTGATGAGTATTAAATGCATTTAAGGATTGTGTATTTAACTCTTCTATCTTTCCAGCCATTAACCAATCATAAGCATCTCTACTTTCAGCTATGTTTAAATCACTTAATGTTGAAAATGATATAGTGGCGTCATGATTGTTAGTAATTATAGCATCTAATCTAATATCTTCTGGCTTTAATAATTGAACTAAATTAGATTCATCTAGTGAAAGTTTTCTCTTAACTAAATCTTCAAATGAATCAAAATCTCTAAATACATTATTTTTATCAAGGTCATGATTTACTTTCACTCCAGATTCAAATAAAACTGCATCAACTTTATTTCTTTTAAAGAATCCATCAAGTCTCGGATCTCTAATGAAAGCTGTCTTTCCAATTATAACTGTATTACCAACTCTATTTATTATTGGTTTAATACCCCCTAATCCTTCTAAATTCGAAACACCCTTAAGTGCATATAAAACATCCATCATATCTTCACTAACAGCCATATATGAGTCATGCTTATCAATATCCTTACCACCTTCATATGTCATTTTTCCTTCTTCATCTACTCCAAATTTAGCCATCTTATCTTTACTATCAAGATCAGTATCTTTTATTTCTTGATCTATTTGTTTTTTATATTCCTCAAGTAATGATTTATCTTCAGCTATTAATATTCTACTTCCACCATTCTTCTTATATTTATTAAGTTTTTTAAGGGTTTTTTTACTCTTTGGATCTTGTAAATGTTTTTTAAAAAGATTTATTGTATTATCTACATGGTCACTAGTTATCTCTTTCATACTTGTGTTTGCAAGAAGTCTAATTCTCCTTGCTAGTTTAACTACATCTGCAGAATTTGTACCACCATATGTCTTTTTTACATTATCCCAAAATACACCAGGCATAGATTTATCCATATACATAAACGTAAATAATGTTTGTAAATTCTGTGACTGAGCACCTATATCTTGATCAATCCACTCATATTTTGTTTCTTTAGGCATTGTTTTGCCTTCATCAATTAATTTTGACCTTAAATTATCATCTATATCAATTTCAACTTCTGTCTTTTTTACGGATTGATTATATATTCTTTTAAGCTCATCTAATGGTTTTTTCAATTCTGGATATTTCTTTTTCCATTCATTGAAACTTTTCTCAAAAGCTTTACCAAATTTATTTAACTGTAACTTTGGAATAGCTAATCCCCAAGACAAATCTCCCAATCTAATAATTACATGTCCATCACCCTGTTCATATATTAACTGACCAGCATCATCTTTTCTCAATTTTTCATCAAAAGATTTTCTACTATGAATTAATAAACCTTCTAATTTTTTTCTTGCTTTAGGGTCAGTTTGAGTATTAATAATATTATTTTCCCTTGTCTGCAAGCTAAAATCTACAACACCAAAACCTTTACCAATCACATCATCTATAAATCTAAATAAATTATTATCATTCATTGTAAACTTTGTATCTGTAAATATACCATAATCTTCTACGCCAAAATATCTATTTAAATTTCTAGTACCTTGAGTTTGAAACATTACTTGACTAAGATCGTTTATGAATTGAGACCTTTGTTTAGAATCCATCTTATCATAAGGTATTTTTTTATCACCACTCTTAAGTATTGACTTTTCAATAATTTTATCAACATCTTCAACTCTAAATTCTGTATCCTTTTCTAAACCATATTTCTTAATAAGATTTTGTTTAGTGATATTATGATATATTTCAATTTCACTTTGTTTTGTCATCTTTTCAGACCTATATCTATTAATATTACCCTGTATAGTTCCCGCATCACTACCACTATGTAATTCAACAAGTTCCATTTCTCTAATAATATCTTCTAAATCTTTATCAAGAGTTTGAATTTTATCATCTAATTTTAACTTGTTATTATCAAGATTATAAAGTTTTCTATCTGCGAGTTCTGATACTAATCTAACTGTTGACCTTCTTCCATTTTTATATAATTGATATATATATTTTAACTTTTCTCTTTGTGTATCACTTAAACCATCTTTATTACCAGCAATCTCTATCTGTTCTAATAATTCATCACTAGTTTTTTTCAGTTTAGATTTTTTAACCCAATTCAATCTTGATACAATATCATATAAATCAGCTTCTCTACTTAGCATAGTAATATCTCCAGTAGATTTATTGATAAACCCATTACCTTTACCGTCCATAACAAATGGTTCAATAAGAGTTTTATATTCAACTAGTAAATCCTCAACCGTTTTCTCCATACTTTTACCACTTTTTGCTGCAACTTTTTCAAGTAAGTCACGCATTACAGGTGTCATTTTTTCATTTGCTTTAGATATAAATTTATCAACATCTGAAATCTTATCACCAGTTTTATGAAGTAGTAACTTTCCAATACTTCCAGGTCCAACAAAATTCTCAAGATCCCTTACTACACCAAGAATGTCAACCATCTGCATATTAGGACCGACTATCTTCAACTCTAATAATTCTGATACTGTGGCTCTATCTGTAGCTGTTAATGCTTTTCCATCAACTTTTGTTGCTCCTCTTATAAACCTACCAATTGAATGATTTTTAAAACTTTCTATAAATATTTTAGCTCTATATGGATCACTATGTAAGAATCCTGCCATACCATTATCACTAAATATCTTTCTTAACGCTTTTACTTGTGTATTATGTAATGGTTGAGATACGCTACCTTTCATTTTAGAAAGCGTTACATCAGCACCAGGATCAGTTTTAAGAGCCTCAAATAGTGTAGCAACAAACCTCTGATTATAATCATTTAGCTTTGAAATATCTAAATCTTGAAACAATGCTAATGTATCAGAATCATAAAATAGCTCACTGATTAGCTCTTGTGCCCTAAATCCATCGTTTTCTGTAAAATTAATATCATGACCCCATCCAGCAAAATCTCCCTTTAAAGACTGCATTTTTGCATAACTCTCTCTAAGACCTTTCCACGAACTTTGATATTCAATTAAATTCTGTATCCAACCTTCCTCCATTAAAGATGCTGATCTAGATACATCTGGAGCACCTTCTTCCCCATATATTAATTTATCTATCTGTTTACCATAATCTTCAAGTTTTACCTTAATTGTTTCAGTAAACATTGAATCACTAACTTTAATTGAAGGACCTTGTCCAACCCTTAAATATCCCTGATGCTCAAGAACCTCTAACATTCGATTGTAAGTATTCAAAATCTCTTTATTTTCCTGATTACGAAGTTTACCATGCATGGGTTTAAGTTTAGCAACTATTAAAGACTTTTTACCATTTTTATCTATCTGCACTTCTGCTTGTCTACCCTCTGGAGCTAACTCATTATATATTGCCTGAAGACCATCATAATGAATGCTAATTAAGTGCTGCACATTCTTATCTATAGCAAAATTAATTATATCATCTAAATCTGTAGGCTTTGTAATACCCTTTGTATTATCTGTTAAACCCTCAAAAATGGTCTTTTCCAGCTCTTTTTCTATAGCAACGACTTCTTTCTTAGTGAATGAATCTAAGTTCTTTAAAATAGTGTTTTTCTTACTCAAAACACCATCGAAATATATTTTTAGATGTTCATATAATGGATGATCTCCATCAGAAGGCCTTTCAGATTTCTTGCTTTTACCCTGTATTGCACCATCATCTGGTACAACTGCATTATGTTTCTCTAAAATTTTATGAATTAAGTTTAAATCTGGAGTATCTTCTGGGTTCTTTAGGAATTTTGAAGCTAATGCTTCTGCATTATAATGAGCTACAGAGGCATATATATGTGGATCCATTCCAAGTAAATTTAAATTATCAACTACTCTTGTATATTCTTTTGATGTAGTTTGATGTTTTTGCAAATCCCAATTAACTATCTTTCCATTTGAATCTGTATAATTTAGAACACGACCCTTTTTTGTCATATATGCACCAAGAAGTGTATGAAAAACCTTATCTTCTAAAGGAATATGATCTGCAAATACTAAATCATAATTAAAAGCCATAGAACCCATAATCATTCTAGGAGTAGATCCAGTCAAATCCCCTACTGCTTCTTTAAAAAATTGTGGAAACCATTTACTTGATGCATCTTTCTCTATACCTGTTAGTGCTTTTACTAACATTTTAGCACCATTCTCGGATTTTACTAAATCATCAATACTATTTGCATTTACCATATTTAAATTTGGAACTTTATCATTAAATATATTAGGACTACCAAACTTTCTATATACACCTTTTGCAAATATACCAAGAGTTTCCCTTGCTTTTTCATTCTTCAAATCATAAGAACTATAAGGAGATTTTTTACCTAACATTTTCTTTGTTTTAGCCCAAGCAGCTCTAGTTATACCACCTTCTTTCCATGTTAAGCCACCAGGAGCAAGTCTGATTATACCTAAAGCACTACCAAGTGCCATAGCATGAGCAGCTCTACCTGTTAAATTCATTTCCCTCTCCTCATCAATAGACTGGAATATTTCCATTGGAGTTTCAACGGCAGCAAACATAAGGCCTTCCTCTAAAGCATGAGATGCTATATTAGCCATTTTACCAGCCCCAGCAGTACCTCCTAAAGCTATAGCGATTCTCTGTTGCAAGTTACCTGCAAGAAGTGAAGATTTATTAGTAGTGGCTAATACATCATCTAGTATATTTTTTACTTGTTTTACATTTGCTGTTGTTGCTTTAATTCCAACACCTTCTAATTGATTCTGTATTGATTTATTAAGATTTGAACCAAGTCTTGCATTGAAAGTATCTCTTGATTTCTGTGTTGTAGCTGCAGCTTTATCATTGACAAGTTGTTTAAAGGGTTTAAAAAACTCATCTTTCTTTGATGACGATAACTTATTCCATTTACTATATCCAGTTCCAGCAACTCCAGCTTCTG